AAGGACGGCAAAGATGGCGAGGATAAAGCATGAAATCATCCGATTACTGGCAGGGGCGCTTTAACCAGATAGAGCAGTCGCAGCATGATCGGGGCGTGGCTGCACAGGCTGAGATTGCCAGGCAGTACCAGCAAGCCCAGAAATCCATTGAGGCAAAAATCTCAGTGTGGTACCAGCGGTTTGCCAAGAACAATGGTATCACGCTGCAGGAGGCCAAGCAGTGGCTGAATGCGAAGGAACTGGCAGAGTTTAAGTGGGACGTTGACGAATACATCAAACACGGACAGGAGAACGCCATCACCGGCGAATGGATGAAGGAGCTGGAGAACGCGTCCGCGAAGTACCATATCAGCAGGCTGGACGCTTTGAAACTGCAGTGCCAGCAGGACATGGAGGTGCTTTTCGGGAACCAGCTGGACACGCTGGATGAGACTATGCGGGATGTGTACAAGGCCGGATACTACCACACGGCTTTCGAGGTACAAAAGGGCGTCGGTGTCGGCTGGAGCTTTTCCGTGCTGGACGACAAGACGATAGACAAGGTTATCAACCGCCCGTGGGCATCTGACGGCAGCAACTTCTCAGACCGCGTGTGGGCCAACAAAGACAAGCTGGTGACGCAGCTCAACACGACCTTAACGCAGAGCATCATCACTGGGCAGGATCCGCAGAAGGCAATCAACACGATCTCCAAGCAGCTGGACGTTTCAAAGAACGTCGCAGGCCGTATGGTGATGACTGAACAGGCATACTTCTCCTCTGAGGCTCAAAAGGACTGTTTCAAGGAGCTGGATGTGGATCAGTACGAGATCGTTGCGACACTGGACTCCGTCACGTCTGATCTGTGCCGATCCATGGACGGCCGGGTGTTTAACATGTCCGAGTGGGAGGTGGGCGTTACAGCGCCACCATTCCACCCGTGGTGCCGGACTACGACGGTGCCATATTTTGATGACGAGTTCGATGTCGGCGAACGTGTGGCAAGGGACGAAAATGGGAAGACCTATACCGTCCCGGCGAACATGAAATACAAGGACTGGGAAAAATCTTTCGTTGATGGTGACACGTCGGGCTTGAAAGAGGCTGCGCCGGGTGATACAATAAAAGCAAAAGGGCAGACGTTTGAAGCGGTTGAGGACACGCAGGCATTTGCAGAAATGCAGTCTTACATGAAAGATAATTATGGCATAGCGGTTGATGACTCAGTTGGCGCGCTGAATTTCCAATCTGTCAGAGAGGGCGTTCAGGGAATCGAATACGTGATGAGAGAATTTCCGCAGGCGCAGGCGTCTTTTAAAACCATCGCCACAGATAAAAGGGGCTTGATGTGTGCAGGATATGGTGGCGGGATTAGCTTTAACCCTGAATATTACAAGACGAGAGAAGACGCGCTATTGAGTCACGGCATCGGTGAGGGTGCGGTGCAGACCGGATTGCATCCAAAGGGGAATAACTGTTTCGGTTCGGGAGCACATGAGGCTGGCCACATCCTCGAAAAAGCGCTGATCGATAAAGACGGCGGTGAATCAGCTATCGGCGTACTAAGTTGGAGCGATTGCACATATGCGAAGGCAATAGTTAGCGACGCCTGCAAGGCAGCGAAAAAATTACCCGAGTGCAAGGGCATGACGATTCCTCAATTAAGAGGCGCTATCTCAAACTACGCGAGGGATTATGACGAGAGTGAGTGTTTAGCTGAAGCGGTGTGTGATTATTCGCTGAATGGTGAAGATGCCGCAGTGCTTTCAAAAATTATATGGGGAATGTTGAAAAAGGAGCTAGGATGATATCAGAACTGGAAGCAGCAAAATTTTGGAAATATCTTGAATTTTACCCATTTGAAGATGACCCTGATTATGATGGCATCCACAGTGGTGGAATCAAGGGAATAAGGGATGACGCACCCGATGATGCCAAGAGTGCATTTTTAAAATTCCAAGAGGAACTAGAGGACGCTAGAAAAAAAGGGATTAAACTGTGACGAGATTTTCGACCAAAACTGAGGGAGGTAACCCGTGGCAAAAGATGACTATTTTGTATTTGTCTACAGAGTGCTGGCGTATCTTTATGACTGCCTTAAGGGAGAGAGAACGCTGGATTTTGACTATCTGAGACCGCTCACGAAGGATTTTCCGATTGAGGAGGAATACTTCGACTATATCATCGAAAATCTGTACAAGGACGGATATGTGGAGGGTGTTGTGCTTGTCCCGATACTGGGAGTAGCGCAAAGCAAGATAAAATATACGGCGTCACTGCGGATAACCCCGAAGGGTATTGAGTACCTGATAGACAATTCCATGATGGCAAAAGCAAAGGAATTTCTCAAAACATTAAAGGAGACGATTCCGGGCTTATAGGCATCGTCAAATAGACGGTGCTTTTTTAGCAAAAAAAACGGAGGTGCGTGATGAAAAAGAAACTAATCAGGGGTGTAACACTCGAGAATGGAACGCTCTACGGGACAGTTGAGAACCGGAGGCTTCCACTTGCTGGGTGTGATCCGGTGGTGGAGATATACGAACACACCAGCACAGTGCCGGTGCTTGGAACAGGCTACAAGACGAAAGCGTTTCGCGTCCGGCTGATCATATGCAAGAACGTGGAGCCGACAAGGGATATCACGCCAGAGTACCTGCAGCGGGTTACACAGTACGACCTGAAAGCGGAGATACAGCGCGAGGATGGGATATTTCAAGACTGCATTTTCAGCAACATTGCATTGAACGAAGTAAGTGAGAAAATGTGGGTGTTTGAGATGGAGGCCGTCCCGGAGGAGCTCAAAACGATACTAAAATTGTAGCTCAAAAATACGAATATTGTTTGATGATTAAGCACCTGCACGGGTGCTTTTTTGTTGCCCTGAACACGGCGTTAAACTGTTCGACCAACAAATACACCGCCACGTGAATAAACTGGCACAACTCAGACCGGAACACACCGGAATAACAAAGATATGAGGAGGAATGAAAAATGTTGGAATGGTTACAGACAATTTTGGAGGGTGCGACAATCACGGACGGAAAGCTGGACGTGACGGCGGTCATGAACACCGCCCGGACGGAGTTTCCCAAGTACGCTGTCCCGAAAGAGGACTTTAACGCAAAGTCGGAGAAGCTGAAAACTGCAGAGACAACGATCGAATCCCTGAAGAAGGATGCGGGTGACAATGCAGAGCTGCAGCAGAAGATCAAGACCTATGAGGATCAGATCAAAAAGCTCCAGACCGACGCAGACAACACCGCGAAAACCTACGCCCTGAAGGCAAAGCTGACAGAGGCAGGCGCCGTGGATCCGGACTACCTGATCTATAAGCAGGGCGGTCTGGAGAAGTTTACTTTTGACAAGGACGGAGCGCCTATCGGTGTTGATGATGTCCTGAAACCCCTGAAAGAGTCGTCGCCCCACCTGTTCAAAACTGCTAGCGGAACAGGTGGCTATGACCCTGCCGGCGGCTCAGGAGGAGCCGGTGGAACCAATAACCCCTGGAAGAAGGAGACCTACAATCTCACCGAACAGGGAAAGCTCCTGAGAAAAGACCCCGTGCAGGCTAAACAGCTTGCTGCAGCTGCAGGGGTGAAACTGAACATTTAAAAAATCTATGAAAGGAAGTATGAAAGATGGGAACAACCTTATCCGACGTAATCGTGCCGGAACTTTTTAATCCCTACGTGATCAACAAGACCATGGAACTGTCCGCACTGTTCCAGTCCGGTATTATCACAAACAATGCCGAATTCGACGCCCTGGCATCTGAAGCGGCGCCGATCCACAACATGCCATTCTTCGAGGATTTAAGCGGAGCCTCTGAGGACATCTTAGAGGGCAAGGACCTGACAGCAAAGAAGATCACCTCCAACAAGGACGTGTCCACTACCATCCGCAAGGCGGCTATGTGGTCCGCGACTGATCTGTCCGCTGCTCTTGCCGGAGCTGACCCGATGGCAGCTATCGGTAACCTGGTAGCAGGCTACTGGAACCGTGAGAACCAGCGTATTTTGATCAAGCTCCTCTCCGGTGTGTTTGGCTCTTACACCCCGACGGAGGGAGGCGAGAGCTTGACGCCACTGGCGGATCATATCCTGGATATTTCCGCACTGAAGGGCGACGCTGCAAAGATCTCCGCATCCGCATTCATTGACGCCTGCCAGCTCCTGGGAGATGCGCAGGGACAGCTGACTGCGGTTGCAATGCACTCTGCAACCAAGGCATACCTGAAGAAGCAGAACCTGATCACAACAGAGCGCGACAGCAACTCTGTAGAGTTTGACACTTACCAGGACAGACGTGTCATCGTGGATGATGGCTGCCCGGTTGAGGACGGTGTCTACACCACCTACCTGTTTGGGCAGGGCGCGCTGGCGTATGGCAACGGCAATCCTGTCGGTTTTGTACCGACGGAGATCGACCGTGACAAGAAGAAGGGCTCTGGTGTGGACTACCTGATCAACCGCAGAACCTTTATCATGCATCCGAGAGGAATTGCATGGCAGAACCTTGTGCGTGGGAACGTGGAGACCCCCACAGAGGCAGAGCTTGCCAACGCACAGAACTGGAAGCGGGTGTATGAACCCAAGCAGATCCGGATCGTTGCATTTAAGCACAAGATCGGCTAAAAGGGAGGTGACGGCCGTATGGTTATGACCGAAATAACAGCGATTATCAGCATGCGGCTGACGACCTTCGGGTATTCAGCCGCAGAGGCTGACCAGTCGGCACTGGACTACGTGGCGGAGCATGCCGCACAGTATGTGTGCAACTACTGCCATTTCCGGCGCTGCCCGGACGACATACCCAATTCCCTGCGATACGTCGTCGCCGACTATGCGATCGGCGAATTCCTGCAGTATAAAAAGACCTTTGCCCCATCCGATCTGGCAAACTTGAACCTGTCATACGCGGTCAAGCAGATCCAGACCGGCGACACCACGACGGTGTTTGCAACAGGGGACGGATCCCAGAC